TGTGCGTGTTGCAAGTAACTGTTAAACATATTTTCAACGTATACGTTTTTAGTTTGTGCGCTTATTCTGCTGTCGTGCTGTAAACGCATAACACTTTCCGCAAGTTGCTTTAACGTTGTTTGCTGCTGTTTGTAATACGGCGGACGCTTTGCTGCTTGCCGTGCTGCATTAACTGCTGCAACAACTGCATTGTACTGCTGCACTTGCTGCTTAGTTAAGTTGTTAAGTTGTGCTGCTGTAAGTTGCTTGTAGTTGTTTTGTGTAATTTGCATATGTACGCTCCGTTTTGTTATTATGCTATTAATATACTACAGTTTTTCCAAAATTGCAACCGTTTTTTGCAGCACGTGCAGCATTTTTTATGACTATATGTTGTGTGTTACCCTCTGTGCTGCATACTATATGTTGTGGCTGGGGTCTCTCGGTCACATACGTGGGGAGGGGCCTTTGTGTTCTTTTGTTCGCTATTTTGGAAAATAGGGGTTGACATATGCGCCCACTGAGCGTATACTGTATAGACAATGAGGGAAAAGGAGCGTTTAATGAAAGCATTTGATTTAAGAAACTATCTCGACACGTACAATTCGTGGCAGAAGATTTTTGATAAAAACCACAAGACTATTAATATAGGTAATATGACACAGAAGGATGTGGACACTATAGCAGGTAGACTTGATGGAGATATGAGCCCAGAGAACTTACACTGTGATGGTGAGATATCTGCGGCAGCGGCACGTGCCAAGGCAGACTACTATATGGATGTCTGGGCAGAGCTAAAGGATGTATGCCGCTTGAAGGGTTACAAGATCCCTAAAACTTGGGAGTTGGAATATTAGGGGTTGACAAATAAGTTTGTTGACCGTATACTGTAAGAACAATGCAAAACAAAGGAGCGAAAATGTCAGATAAAAATGTAACCCCAATGATCCGTTTCAAAGAAGCAGGCTTCTACAATATCCGTGGTAAGGCTGTTGACGTGAAAGGTATGGAGTTTCCACTAGTTGACGATTGGAAAAAAGGTTCAGACCTTGTTGGTTATGTGACTGTTGATGGGTCATACCAGCCAGGCTTTCCTACAAGAAACATTCGAATCAAGTGTGATCAGAATGCTTTCCATACTGTTCAACCTGAGAAGCTCTCCAAGAAGCGAGACGAAACAGACGAAGAGATTGTTGAACGTCTTCGTAAGCGATTTGATATCCTTAAGGATATGACACAGGCTGTGAAAGATGGAACAGTTCGTGCAATGATCGTCACAGGCCCTCCAGGGGTGGGTAAGAGTTTTGGTGTTGATGAGGTCTTGCACAAAGAAGATCTTTTCAATGTTATGGGTCAGCGAAAGCCCAAGTATGAAGTTGTGAAGGGTGCAATGTCCGCCATAGGACTTTACTGTAAGCTCTACGAGTATGCAGATCAAGGTAATGTGGTTGTGTTTGACGACTGTGACTCTGTTCTACTTGATGACTTGTCGTTGAATATACTAAAGGCGGCATTGGACAGTTCCAAAAAGAGAACTATCCATTGGAACACAGACAGCTCGAAGTTGAGGTCTGAAGGAGTTCCAGGCAGTTTTGAATTCAAGGCTGGTGCTATCTTTATTACCAATATTAAATTCGACCACGTGAAGTCGAAGAAGTTGCAGGACCATTTGGCGGCACTTGAAAGCAGATGCCACTACATTGACCTGCAAATGGATACGGAGCGAGAAAAAGTTCTTCGTATCAAGCAGATCGTTCAGGACGGTATGCTCGATCACTACAATTTTGTGAACGGTGAAGGCGAAGAAGTTGTTGGCTTCATCGATGATCAGAAGAAGAAGTTGAGAGAGTTGTCTCTGCGAACTGTATTGAAGATCGCTGATCTTCGTAAATCTTTTCCAAACAATTGGAAAGAGATGGCCGAAGTCACTGTTATGAAAGTAGGTAGCAGGTGATAGGCATTTTGGTTAGATCTATTGTTGACTTTGTCAGCAATAGGTCTTACAATTATAAACACGATAAGGATAAACCTTATCCAATTAAAGGAGATGTTATGAAACGTTTTAATCCAAAGTCTAAGACTTTTAAAGTATTCAATGCACTTTACAATGGTGAAGCATTGACTCCAGCGAAGGCTAAGAAAATGGGCGTAGGTAACCTAGGCACAGAAGTATATAGAATTCGTCAAGGCGGATATGCCGTGTATGCTAACAGCCGCAAGGCAGGCAACGGCGTAAGGGTAACTGAGTATGTGATGGGTAAACCATCAAGAGAGATCGTTGCTCTTGGTTATGCCGCTAAATCAAAAGGTTTGACTCTAGATACAATTTCAACTGTATCGTAATAGTCTAAACGGCTACAAAACTAGACCACCGATTCGCTCCCGGGGCACGGTTTTGGGTAGGGTGCTAGATTGCACCCTATTTTTTTGGCCAAAATAATCCAAAATAAGGGGTTGACCTTTTGGAAAAAAGAAGGTATAATGAATATAACAATTAGGAAATAGGAGCGATAAATGGCTAGAGAAGCAACCAACAAATTACTTCAAATGATTGACGATGGTCTTGTTTCACAAGACTATGTGATTACAGCCGCCCTCAAGTATATGAGCGAGGACGATGTGAGAGATATGTGCCACGCTAACGAAATAGAGTTGTGGTTAGACGACGATGAGGATGATGGTCAGCCCACGTGGGAACAAGAGTGGCACGACTTTGACCCCGAGTGTTAATTAGGGGTTGACAGATAGCAGAACAGATGCTATTATATAAACATAATAAAGGAGCGTATATGACAATAGAAAAGTTCAAGTTAGCCCAAGAAGACAGCCTGGAGATGATAGGCTTCAACGGTTCGGGCGATATCAAATACAATGTAGTAGGTTGGAGATCAGGAGAGTTTGTCCAGGTCAAGGTCCGACACGAACGAGACTGGAATGAAGATAAGGCCAAGTGGAAGATTACACTTGACTTACCTTCCTACGGTAGAGACTCTGAGGCTTGTGATGACATTACAGCCTATGAGAATATTGCGGCTTGCTTACCTTTAGCAATAGAGGCGGCAAGACACATCGAAGCCAATACGGCTATCCTAGATAAGCATAAGGCAAAAGGTGATGCCCACAGAGAAGAAGAAAGGCGTAAAGAAGAGGCCAAGAGAAAGGCTCTCTACGATGCTGATAAACCTGTAGGTATGAAACTGGCCAAGCATATTATGGATCAGATGATCAAGGAAGCAAGGTCTAAGAAAGGCGATTCTCAGACTATTACATTCTTTACCAGAGGTAGAAGGCAGGAGTGTAAGGTACGATGTGAGTACACTTGGACTCAACTTACCCTATTTAATGTAGGGTATGCTCGAAGAAGCAGGAAAGATGTTCTTGCTATGCTGGCGGATGCCCATATTGATACACTATCCACAGGTAGTATTTCTACAAGGGTAGTTGACCCTAAGGTGGCAAAATTTTTGCTATCTAAATCGTAATTAGGGGTTGACACTTTGGATATATGGTGCTATTATATAAACATACTTAGACAAACAGAAAGAGGTCAAAAATGAGTGATATTTCAATTAGACAAGTCGGCCCGAAAGCCGCAAAAACTTCGATCGCATTCGCGATTAAGAAGAAGCGTCCTATCTTTATGTGGGGCCCTCCAGGTATTGGTAAATCCGATATCGTAAGCCAGATTGGTTCTGAAACTAACAGGCCAGTCGTAGATGTTCGTCTTGCTCTTTGGGAGCCGACAGACATTAAAGGTATTCCATACTACTCTGCGAATGATAATGCAATGGTATGGGCACCACCTATCGAACTTCCTACGGATCCGAAGTCCAATGCTATTTTGTTCTTGGACGAATTGAACTCGGCTCCTCCGGCGGTGCAGGCGGCGGCCTACCAACTTATTCTTAACCGTAGGGTTGGAACTTATGTATTACCTGAAGGCGTCGACATTGTGGCGGCAGGTAATAGAGACGGAGACAAGGGTGTGACTTACAGAATGCCTGCTCCGTTGGCTAACAGATTTGTCCACCTTGAGTTGAAAGTTGATTTCGACGATTGGCAGGACTGGGCTACCCTTAACGGTATCCACCCTGAGGTGGTAGGTTATGTAGGGTATGCCAAGCAGGACTTATACGACTATGATCCGAAGAGTCCTTCGAAGTCATTTGCTACTCCGCGTTCTTGGAGTTTCGTGAGCGACTTGGTTGCTGATAGCGACATTGATACTGATACATTGACTAACCTTGTGTCAGGTGCTATTGGCGATGGCTTGGCTGTGAAGTTTATGGCCCACAGGAAGATTGCTTCTAAACTTCCTACACCAAGTGACATCCTCGATGGCAAGGTGAAGGACTTGGAAGTGAAAGAAGTTTCCGCTATGTATTCTTTGACAGTTGGCCTTTGCTATGAACTCAAAGAGAGATCAGAGAAAAAGGTTAAGGATTGGAATGCTATGGCAGACAGGTTCTTTAGTTATATGATGAAGAACTTTCCAACAGAACTCGTAGTAATGGGAGCCAAGACGGCACTTACCAACTACGACTTGCCCTTAGACGCATCTAAGATGAAAACTTTTGATGAGTTTCATAAGAGATTCGGCAAGTATGTTATGACGGCGATGGAGAACGATTGACCTCAACCATCGCAATCATAGGGGAGGGGGGTCTAAGCCCCTCCCCACTCTTATAGAAAGGACTGTATGGAATACAACGAAGACAAGGTCAAAGCACTAAAGACAGCAGACAAGATTAAGATTACAGCCGAATGGGTTCACGATGAATATCAATATCGTCCTAACCCTTACATAGACGAGTTCGAACACGGTGTAAACGAAGGCTGGTTAGTTAAGATAAACGGTGTAAGATTCCCCAGACCACAATACAATTATGATAATGACACTTGGGATTTCTCCTACTTATATGTAAATTTTGGACAGGATGATAAGGGCAGAAAAGAGGCTGTAGATTATGCTATAAAAGACGCTGATTTGCCCTATAAATATTTCGTAAAATAGGGGTTGACAAATTGGATCTTAGACCATATACTATATATAACAATTAGGAAATGGAGCGATTATGCAGAATGCAATTGAAGAAAAACTTACTACCGCAAGGGTAGGTCTGCTTTTGAAGACTCCGTTCTTTGGCAATATGGCTACAAGAATGAAGTTGATCAATGCAGATGAATGGTGCCAGACAGCGGCGACTGATGGCAGAAACTTCTTTTACAATACAAAATTCATAGAGAAACTTTCACAGAAGAAGTTAGAGTTCTTATTCGCTCACGAGATTGGTCATTGTGTATTTGACCATTTTGGTAGAGCAGGTAGCAGGAACCGTCAGTTATGTAATATCTCACAGGACTATGCAATCAATCAGATCCTTAAGGACGAGAAGATTGGTGAGGTTATTGACGAAGTTCCTATCTGTTTAGATGACAAGTATAGAGGCTTGGCTTGGGAAGAGATCTACGATCAGTTGTATGAGAAGGCTGAAAAGATTTCTATGGAAGAGTTGCTTGACCAGTTAGGCGAGACCTTAGACGAGCATATCAACGAAGATGGTGCCCAAGGCACTAAAGGTGATCAGAAGGACGGCGACAAGAAGGGCAAGGCTCCTGTATTGTCGAAAGAAGAAAGACAGAAGATCAAAGACGAGATCAAAGAGGCTATGATCCAGTCACACGCGGCCGCAGGTGCAGGTAAGACTCCTGGTGCTATTGAGAGGCTGATTAAGGACTTGACTGAGCCTAAGATGAACTGGAGAGAGATTCTTAGAATGAACATCCAGAGCATTATCCGTAATGACTTTTCGTTTACAGTTCCAAGTCGTAAGGGTTGGCATACAGGTGCTATCCTTCCTGGACTTAAGAACGATGAGACAATTGATATTGCGGTGGCAGTTGATATGTCAGGTAGTATTGGGATGGATGATGCTAAGACTTTCTTCTCAGAGATCAAAGGCATTATGGAACAATACGAAGACTTCTCAATCAAGTTATGGTGCTTCGATACTGAGGTCTATAACTATGCAGAATTTACACAGGACAATATCGATGAGTTGCTTGACTACGAACCTAAGGGTGGCGGTGGCACAGACTTCGATGTGAACTGGACATTTATGAAAGACGAAGGCATTGAGCCTAAGAAGTTCGTTATGTTCACAGATGGCTATCCGTGGAGTAGTTGGGGTGACCCAGACTATTGCGATACTCTGTTTATTGTGAAAGGCAATACGACAGCACAGGCGCCATTTGGACAGACTGTGATTTATGAGAAAGATGCTACTTTACACGGGGAGGACTAACACGACCCCGCTGTAAGAGGGGTTGACAAATCCCTCTTTTGGTAGTATTATATACATATAATGAAAAGGCAAAGGAGCGTAGGCAAATGAAAGACATAAAAGATCTAATTACTCAGATTCATATGATCGACAGCACATCAGATCTACAGATGGTGCAAGAAGCGGTCAGTCTAAAGCGTCAGTATCTAACGAAGCAGGCAGTTAAAAACTTCGTAGTCGGCGACAAGATTCAATTTACTAATAGAGGTGGCATCCCAGTTGGTGGTACGGTTGTTAAGGTCAACAGGAAGTATATCGTATGCGAGACTCCTGTAGGGCGTTATAGGGTACCTGCAACGATGCTATCACACAGAGAGGAGGCATAATATGAGAGCGATTATCTTTATGATTATCGGTGCTGCCGCAATGTATCTATACCTAAACCCAGGCGATATGGCCGGGTTGATTGATATGAGTAAGGGTGCGGTTCACGATACGGCTAAGACTATCACAGAAGCGACCAAGTGATGTCCTGGGTCAACGAGTGGGAATACAAAGGGTTTAAGTATCAACCCTGGGAGGACGTAGAGCCCGACAATAGAAAGTGGTTCCACGACGTATACTACGAAGGCAAAGAAGTAGATATGCCGGGTTGGTTTAGGAATATTAGTCCGTATAGACAAGTAAATGAGGACGAATTTAAGCAGGCAGTTGACGAAATTTATTTTACAAATTGGATAAAAAATGGTTGACAGTTTGGAAAATATATGTTATTATATAAACATAATAAAGGAGCGACTATGAGGCAAATGATAAAAATAGGCACTAAGGTAACAACGAGATTCGGAGAGGCTAAGGTCACAGGGATCGAGTTGTGTAAGAACCACAGTGAAAAAGAAGGCATCCGAATTGACAAGATTTGGTTGCAGGACAAAGACCGTTGTGTATTTGATATGGATAACGGACATTGGGCCTACGGATACCAAGTGGAGGTGACTAATGCCTAACTGGTGCGATAACACTTTTACCCTTAAGGGTCCGACTGAAAAGGTCAACAAGATTTACCAACATTATCAGAAAGAAGGCAATCTGCTAGACGCATTGTATCCCCCACCGACTGATATGTTCCAAGGCAACCTAGGTGAGAATGAACGCAAGGAATGTGCTGAGAAGGGTATCCCTAACTGGTATGACTGGCAGAGTTCTAACTGGGGAACCAAGTGGGACATCTCAGATGGTAACCTAGAATTTGAAGATGCAGGCGATGGCGAGGCTATCCTAAATGGATACTTTATGACAGCCTGGGCACCACCACACGGTGCATTCGACGAGTTTATTTCTAAGAATGATGATTGCTATATCCACTCAATGTATTACGAACCTGGTATGGGATTCGCAGGCATTTATGAAGATGGTAATGATGATCAATATGAACTTACAGGCACCAAGCAGGAACTGATAGACTCGCTTCCTGAGGAACTTGATGATGCATTTGGTATTACCGAAAGCATTGAAGAAGAGCCAGAAGAACTTTCAGAATGGATGAGAGAAGGTGCTGAAGCAAAGAAGGAGGCTGTCAGTGGCTGAACAATTCAGAGACGAGCCTCAGGCTAAAAGGAAATTTACTTATACACTCACCATTGAGTGTGCAAGTGAAGGGGATGCTGATCTTAACAGTGTAGAGAATCTACTTGATCTGCATTTCCAGGAATTAGTAATGGACGACCAATTCGTTAATGAACTTGACGAGAAGCAGGCCGTTACTATACAGGTAGTACCCAATTTTGGACAAATATAATGGTTGACATCCAATCCAAAATTGTGTATAATAATACTGAATGGGATATACCCGTTCATTTATCAACAAGGGAACTACGGTTCCAGAAAGGCAAATAGGAGGCTATTATGGCTACAAATAAAAAGTTCTCAGTAGCGGGAACATCATCACTAAACGGCAAAACCAAAGTAAGGTTCTGCAATGACTCAATGAGAGTCAAGATCTTGGCTAAGAACGGTCACGATAATATCAACTTGATCAACCTACCGAACGAAATGTACAAGTGGGAGATCGCAAAGCACTTTAACGAAATTGATTTCGCGAAGGGCGATGCAGACGTGCAGTCAGCAATTGACTACATCGCGAAGAAGAATCCTGCACCTAAGATGCAGGATGCTCCAGTCCAAGAAGAGACTGTTGAGCCAGTGGTAGCATAACCGATTCGCTCCCGGTTTACCACCCTTGGGTAGGATAGTCTAGCCCTCAAATTACTGACTATCCTACCCATTCTTTTTGGTTGACAAATTGGAAAAAAGATCATATACTATAAACATAATAAACAAATAGGAGCGGTTAATGGACATAATATTCGACGTAGACGGTACATTGATGAACATCGATCATCGTAGGAAGTTCGTTGAAAACCGTCCTAAAGATTTCAAAGCATTTAGAGATGCCACAGAGCACGATACTCCTAACAAGGATGTATTCGCTATCGCCCAGGCAATGCGCTTGGCAGGGCATAGAATTATCATAGCCAGTGGCCGTAACAAGAGCCAGCGTGATATCACAGAGGCTCAGATGATCGCAGGAGGCATAGTCCCTGAGGCTTTCTATATGAGAAGCGACAAGGACTACAGAGCCGACTACATTGTCAAGAGAGAAATGCTTGACAAGATCAGAGCTGATGGCTACGATCCAGTCTTGGTATTCGACGACAGAACATCTGTTGTGAATATGTGGAGAGAAGCAGGCTTGAGAGCAGTACAGGTAGCACCAGGGGATTTTTAGGTTGACACTTTGGATTCCCTGTGCTATATTAAAATTATAATAAAGGAGCGAATATGTTAGAGATTATCGGATTTTGTGCAGTGGCTTACTTGGTATTCAAGTTTGCGCCCGTAGTGCTAGAGGTAGGATTCAAGTTTGCAGTTATCTGCCTGGGTCTACTAGCATTCTTCATTCTGTTCTCAATTATGTGGGGAACAATCACAGTTTGGCTTAATGGAGTGATGGTATGATTATTAAAAGCAAGAAGGGCTTGGGAAGTCTTAGGAATGCACAGATGTTCCGCCCTATTAGAGTTATGGGGTTGACAAAGCAGGAAAAGCCTGCTAGTATTAGTAAGTTTTTAACAATTAACAAAGGAGCGAAATAGATGGCAACTCGATCAGCAATAGGTATCCAGAAAGCAGATGGTAGCATACAAGGTGTCTACTGTCACTGGGATGGATATCCAGAACACAATGGACAGATCCTTGCTTCACACTACGACAGAGAAAAATTGTTGCAGTTGATTGCATTAGGTAACCTGTCTACACTTTCTAAAGAGATAGGACACGAGCAGGACTTTGACAAGCGTTCTACACAGAAGGACGATTGGTGTCTGTTCTACGGTAGGGACCGTGGTGAAACAGGGCAAGGTCCTAAGACTTTTAAAACTGTAGGCGACTTCGTAGATCACTATGAAGCATCGTGGGCAGAACATTTTTATTGGCTGGACCTAGATGGCAACTGGTGGCACAGTTCAGTCTCAGGGGGTTGGCAAAACGGTTCCGAAAAGGAGTTTACACCCCTCGAATATGTTATAGCAAAGGAGGTGGCGTAATGACAACAGAACAATTGATCATCGAAGGTATTGCAAGGATGGATCACCAAGAGCGAGAAAGCCTGGTATCTAACCTAGCAGATCGATATCCCAACCTAGCAGAAGACCTGCTTACAACCATAGGTTTTGAATTGCAGGCTAGGGATGAAGCAGAATTAAATCAAGATCAAATGGGGTTACCCTTTACAAGTGCTTGAAAATAATGCAAAAAAAGGTCAATCTTTTTGGTTGACCTTTTGGCTATTTGGTGCTATTATATAAACATAATGCAAAAACAAGGAGCGAAACAAATGAAACTGGTAATCCAAACTCAATACAAAGAAAACTACGGTGCCCACGATTGGAATGGTGAGGGTGAATGTCCTCAGTATTGGAAGTTCAAGGGCGGCGAAACCTTTGTAATGGAGGTGGATCCAAACAACCTTCCCAACAATATCGACGACCTTAAGTCGTTGATCGAGTATGCTTCAGACTACTCTGAAGAATACATTCTAGACTGGTCGTTCGAGGATGACGATGCTAAGGTCTGTGAAGACTGGGAAACTCCTTGGAACATCTACAAGGAAGACAAGGGCTACTATGCGAGCCGTTTTGTTCCTGCAGATGAATACTGGCAGCCAGGCTACAAGGGCAAGGCTGAATCTTATCTTATGCTCCCAGAGGGTGAGCGTGAGGACTATCAACACGAATATGTAAAGGAGGCAGCATAATGAAGTGGATGTTAATTACGGCGATTCTATATAATCCGGTTATCTATAAGGACGAAGCAACCTGCAAGGCAGCACTGATGGAACTACAGAATGTAGACTATGCGGCGGCCTGTATTCCAGCAGGGGATTACAAGCACGAAACAGATCATATGTTTGACAAGTTTTTTGATATGGTGCTTAAATTACAGGCATTTAATGCCCAAAATACACCATATAAAGAGGTTGACAAATTGGACAAAGAGTAGTATAGTATAAACATAATAAGGAGCGAAAATGAAAAAATACATACTACTAATTGCAGGACTGTTCAGCATACACAGTGTGGGAGCAGCCGCAGACAAGTTAAGCAGTTTCGACCACGCGGCATCACTGACAGCACAGGCCAAGAGCATTGTGTTCCAGGAAGTGAACGAAGCAAAGATTCCAAATTCAAAACACAGAGAGATGATCTGCCTAGCAGAGAACATCTACTTTGAAGCAAGGGCAGAAGGTGTAGAAGGCAAGGCTGCCGTTGCTAATGTGACTCGTAATAGAGTAGAAAGCTCAAGGTTCCCCAACTCATTCTGTGACGTTGTGTATCAAGGTCCAGTTAGAGAATCGTGGAACAAGAAGGGCGTGTATTTCCCAGTCAAGCACAAGTGTCAGTTCTCTTGGTACTGTGATGGCAAGAAAGACATCATTTGGGCCAACTATGAAAAGACAGGTGAAACTATACAGTTGAACGCAGATGCTTGGCGTAAGAGTGTAGAAGTAGCAATATGGACTCTAGGGTATGGTTCTTATCGTGTTAATGATAACACAGGCGGTGCCCTATACTACTATGCACACAACCTAGTCTATCCATATTGGGCTGATCACAAGCAATTGACAGTGATTGTAGGCAACCATACTTTTATGAAATAAGGGGTTGACTTTTATCCAAAATGGACCTATAATATACTTATAAACTAAACAAACGGAGCGAAATATGCAAAAGACAGAAATCCAAAACCCAGCAACATTTGACACTGTTAAGGTGCAGATGATCCACACAGAAGCAACATCTGCTGCTAAGGCTGCTGTTGCCAAGTTCTTAGAAGAATGGACAGAAAGCACAGGCGGCAACGAGTACGGTGAGCCTATGTACTGTGGCTTTGCTTGGGTGGACGTAAAGGTGCGTTCAAATTCAAAATTGGGCAAGGCGCTACAGGCTGTGGGCTTTAAGAAGAGCTGGCAGGGTGGTTACTTGCAGTTATGGGATCCTGCCCAGCACAGAGGGCAATCAATGGACTGTAAGGAAGTTGGTGCCCAAGCATATGCAAAGGTCTTCCAAAGTTATGGTGTCCAAATGTATATGGGAAGCAGGGCCGACTAAACGGTTTGGATAATAGGGGTTGACAAACAGCCCCTATTATCGTATATTAATACTATGAACAACAAAGGAGCGATTATGTTAAAAATGATAATAAACGGCACAGCAGGCTTATTGGTACTAGCAGGTCTTGTTATGATGATGGGCAGTGCAGGTGACTGTGATGGCAAGTGTATGGAGAACGCAAACACTATAGGTGAGATGATTATGTACAGTCTAATAGGACTTACCTGTTTTGTGTTCGGTGCAACTGTATTGGTAAAGAACTCAAATGAATAAATTACTCCTCGTCATATCAGCAGTCGTATTGCTACAGGGTTGTGGGCACGTTACGATACGTAATAGCCAGACCGTGGCAAACACTGTTGAGATGTATAAGGACACTAACGTATGGGAGGAACTACATTGGCGTATAAGAACTATTGCAGGACAGTAATACTCGCAGCCACACTGGCACTGACCTCAGCGTGTAGCATAACAGGCCCTATGGACAAGCCTTGGGATCCAGACTTCAGTCGTGGTGACACACTGTTTGATCAGATACCAGCCTGGGATGATGCAGCCGCTAGACTGTGCGGAGGACACTTACCCAAACACAAACGACAGCCTAACCAAACGGATAGGTGCTAACAGAAAGGACACTATGTACAGAGTCTACTACTACACGGACAGTGAAGAACAGTACGAAGGCTTTTTTGAAACACAAGAAGAAGCCGAGGAGGTGGCACACTGCGCCTCAGATGATTACGAAGCTCACTGTGTTGAAGTGAGAGATCGGTTCGACAATATCATTTTCCAAATTGGTGACCGGTCGGTATAAGGGCGGCCGGTATAGTGCGTATGTGCGTATGCTAGTATTTTGGAGGCTAGTGGTCTAAAATCACCACCGAGATGATAAACTTTCCTGATATTAAAAAATCCGCAGCGCAGATTTTTTGACCTGTAGACCCATTTGGGTAAACAGACATTATAACTTAAACACACATTTAATGTAAATATCACTATGCAAGAAATTAAGAAAATAGTAACAAGCCTAAGAACCATTATGTATGTAAACACTGCTATGCTACTAGCACTGTTACTTACAGTCTTTTCAACCTGTTGGTTCGCTTAAACCGTTAAATAGTGTTATGAAACACTATGCTATATTAACTTCTAGTCTCACCAAACAAGTAATACGTGATCTACGACGTGCCAAACCCCACAGTACAGAAATACATCTAAACAGAACACGTTTCTATTTGGATCAACACAACAGTCTACATCAGTGGTTCTATCTTAAACACGAGGGCAGACTGCTATGTATAGATGGTGAAACAGACCACAGTTTGGGTCGCTAGTGTACACTGTACGCATACAGTATCCTGATGATTGGGGCATTCACACACAAGATGCTACCACACACAGCATAAGTGTAGATCTATACGTTAAACACGGTATAGACACTGCACAAAACACGCATAACACGCTTGTATTGCACTCTAGTGCAGATCTGACACTAGCACTACTTGCTATACCTAAACCCCCACTGTATGACGCTGTAATTGCGTCTAAGACACCTATTTTATAGCGTTTTACACTACACTGCTTAAATATTACTAGCAAGATTGGATCGTTAACACGGACAATCAAAGTAATGGAAACAGCATCGAAGAGTATGCTATATTAGAAAACGCTGCCCAGGTGTAGTTCCAATTTTGCTACTACTAGAGCGTAGAGTATAAATACAGTATGACTGATATACTATTACAACCAATTGCAACCTGTTTAGAAACAGGAGTTACAGTAAAAGCACAAGATCTTACGGGTGCTCAATTTGCTAAGAATTTGAAACTACAGCGTAAATGGGCAATGGAAGCAGCAGAACGTTTGGCTGCTAAACAACGTGCTAGAACTGAACTTACTTGGACTGCTGGTGTACGTGAATACACTGGTGGCATAAACAGACTCTAATCCCCACTCTGCTACGGTCGACGCAGTCTTGCCGGCCAACCCAGAAATTCGCTTTACCGTGACTTGCGCTATCGCTGCGCTACTTCGTAGCCTCTAAAAATCGCGGACTGCTTCGCAGCTCTAAATTGCGCTTGCCGCTTCGCGGATCTAGAACTCTACCCAACCTGTTAGAATGTATTTGACACCACTTAGTGGAGGATTGCCTCTATGTGCGTGTGTGTATGAACCTGGCCATATCACAAGATCACCTGTTCGTGCAGGACAGCGTATGCCCTGTTTGAGGAACTCTGTTTCTCCACCTTCTTCTACAGTGTTAAGATAGAGACTGAACACTGCTATTCTGTTTGCGTGTTCTAGACTGTCTGCTTCATAGTGCCACTGATGAAATCCCTGTCCTGGATCTGTACGCTGTGTTTTTACGTGTCGTATTTGTAGTGGCTTGTCACTTTCCAACACACGATAGTATTCTGAATACTCTTGCCAGCACTGCCAAAACTTGTTGAGGAATGGTGTGAATTGATTCAAATAGAAACTGTGCTGTTGTGTGTAGTGTTCTGAATGATAGAGCTGTGTGTCTTCCACAGCAAAGTTGTTGCGTGGTGCTGTGGTGTTTAGTTCACGCATCTGTTCAAAGTGTTCTATTATGCTGTTGCACAGTTCAGGAGGTATTATGCCTTCCCATACTGCTATGTCTTTTTCAATTTTCATCGCTTGTCTCCCTTTATCACATCAGCCATTCTATGATTTTCTTGTGCGTGTCCTCTTTCATCTTCACGTACTGCTATTACAACATCTCTAAGTTTTGCACCTGGACGTAAGTTATAA